TTCCATTTTCTCAAGAGCGTTGCGGTCGACGGTTGGATTGTTTGCGCCTCGCTTGCGGATAGTTGGAATTCCAAGACGATCATAGAATAGCTCCCTTAGATGGTTATTGCTTCGCCAATTGAATCCGAACTGCCCAACCCCTTCGTGAACGATTCGAACTAGGTTTCCTTCGAGTCGGTCGAGGAGATCATAGTATTGTTCCACCACTTCCGACTTACGTTGTCGGTCCACCAATACTCCTCGTAGCCGCATTTCGAGCACTGGACCTTGTAGTGCCTTAGAGAAGGCGTATGTTTTAGCAGTGTAGCTGTCCAGTTGTGGCGACAAGATGTCGAGGAGCTCGGCGGTGATGGTGCAATCGAGGCCATTGTATACTTGCTCTCTTTCCCAGGGTTTCAGCCTATCAGGGCTTACCTTATTTGTTTGTATGATTTTCATTATCAACCCATGCCTGATCTAGGCCCATCTCCTTCTCAGCCCGCTCCTGCAAGGCCTCATGCCAGGACTTTAGGTTAATGAATTGCATCATGAATCGCGCTTCTAAGATCTGATCATGAAGTGCTTCAATTAGTTCGTGTTGGTTCATCTCGGTTATAAACCGGCCTTTATAGGTAGCTTCTGGTGTGAATCCCATATTAATCGTCTCGCTTTATCGTTTTCTTACCTCTAGCCCGCATCTCTTTCCATGAGCCTTCCTCGGTGTATACACTCCCCAAAAATCCCAATCCCTTGAGGCTCTCTGGTTGAAGGGAGTAATGCAAAAGCATGGTATCCTCCCTCGCATTCGCTACTCTGATTCCGTATCCGCGGTAGAGGAAGGTGATGTCGTAGAGTCCATTTTGGAATAACTTTGGCAATTGCGGATTACTGCAAGTGTTTGCAATATAGTTCCACACACTTCTTTCAAGCTCATGAGTTGGCCAATAATTTTTTCCAAGCTTTTTGGGGTCAAAGAATGGGATAACAATTGCACGTCTTGGGCTAGGAGCAAATCCAATGCACGTAATTCCTCGTCCTGCCGTTTCAATATCAACGCTAAGGATTCGACAGCCCTCGATGTATCGCTTGTGGAACTCATAAATATCCTCCAAAGTTGGCTCGATCCAGACCTCACGGAACGGGCGGCGGATTTCGGGGAAAGCGGATTCGCGCTTGGCCTTTACAAGGTCAATGACTGATATGGGTCGCAAGTCCCATTGGCGTAGTATTGCAGCAGGATGGTAGGTCGGTAAACACTTGAACCCGGTCGCACAATGAGTTGACAAAGTTGTAGTTCCTCGAAACTTGGATATTGTCGTTCGGCCAGTAAGCGCCCATAATGCAGTATTGCCCAACGCAACAACGAGGTTGGGATTAACTTCGATAAGTTCATTGCTCAATCTCTCAAGTTCTCTGGCAAACTCTGCCCGGATGTAAAGTCCTTTTCCAAGAGCCGGATAGCCAGGGATAGCTTGCGATTTAGTCCCGCATAGAGTTTCGATTTTGTTTCCTTTGGGGCGGAGATTGAACACATTGGTGATGTAAGTGTCCGCTCGATGAATGCCAGCTTCGCCCAGCATTTTTGTAAGTTCGTATCCAGCTGATCCGGAGAATGGGATTCGGGTTCGTTCTTCTTCTTCGCCATAACTTTCTCCAACTAAGACAATGTTGGTCATCTCTTCCCCAAACGAAAAGGGAGAGGCGAAGGCCCCTCCCTGATTTCTTTAGACCAATACCCCAGCCCAAGCATCAGTTATGGGCATACTCTTCATGTGAGGCATAGTCCAATATACCTGCTTACCCTTCATCCTAGCCCAACGGATTTCGTTGGTTGTGGACTGACCGTAATAGCCATCTTCGTTTAGCACGACGATTCCATCTGAGTTGTCGATCTTAGCGAAGTGGATCTGGTCGAGGATTGTCTTCTGCTCCTCGGTAAGGCCATTACCCTCCTCTAATGAGTTATATACAGCTAAGCCGTATACGACATGGCCAGCTAGACCCAGCTTCGTGCTCCACTCATGAAAGCGGGGCTCGAACTTGCGACTGCCGCAAAGAGTTAGTCTCATTTCTACCTCCATTTGGCCAAAAGCCAAGGCAATAATCCCATCATTGCGATGACCAATAGCATTATGACTAGTTCCCAGGGCATTGGCTACTCTCCAACCTTCGCAGTTCCACCAATCTCTCCAAAGATTGACTGCCCATCCTCGCTGGCCCGATGCTTGATCGTTGCGAGTACGCTTGAGCCTGGAACTTCATCGATCATCTGGCGTAGGGTTTGTGACTCGTCGATTCCGCAATCGACGAGGAACTTCTTCAAGCGCCAAGCGGCGTCTTCGGTGAGATAGAATGTGGCTTTAATGGTCCGAGAGGCAAAGCCTCCCATCTCATCCAAAGCCTCTTGATCCACGTCGTCAAGGGTTCCGGTTGGTTGAAGGGTGAACTCGACGAAGTTGGTTTGTTTCTTGGAGGATTTGTCGAACCTTGGAAGGCCCTTGACGACGCATTCGTAGGTTCCGGTTGGTAGGGGCTTGGGGCGTTCGATTTCTGAGGATTGCCGGTCGAGAATATCTTGAAAAGATGCCATGGTTGTTATTTCACTTTCAGGTTGTTGGGGGGCTCTCGAAGAACCTTGAAGAACTCCGCAAGGCCCGTTCCGATTTGGTAGCTTGGTTGCATTGCAAACGGAGCGGGGTTTGCGAGGTCGATCAAGGGAGTGGAGTTGGTTTGGATTGTGCGCTTGCCTCCTTTGTTGGTGTAGAGAACTGCGGAAGGGAAGTATTGAGGAATCTTTGGGGATAGGGCCTGGCCTACCCCTTGAGGGAAGCCTTTCTTCGTTCCGTCAGGCATGTCCATGTAGTTTACGTGGCAAAGGACTAGGATGTTGGTTTGAAAGCTGGCGGAAGTGAGCCCAGCTAGGACGTTCTCGATGGATTGTTGGGCTTGATAGAAGGTTTGCCTTGGGTCCTTGGCTTTGCCCATGAACTCATGGAAGTCGAAAGACGCGTCGCAGAGGCGGGATAGGGAATCGATCACTAGGATGTAATCTGGTCCCCATTCTTGTGGCTTTCCGTTCCAGGAATCGAGAAGCTTCATTCCCTCGATGAAGGCTTTGGGTTGTCCGTCAAGGATTGGGCCTAGTGGAGAGGACTTGCGCTTGTCTCGAAGGGGGATAAACTCGACATTCTCGATTGCCTCTTTGCACTCGTGGAGGATAAAATACTTTAGAACATCGAGCTTGTTATCGTAGTCAAGGATTCGAAGCTTGTATCCGGCCTTGGCGAGGGAAGTAAGGGAACCGGTTTTGCCTGCTTGTGCGTCGCCGATAAGGAGGAGTTTGACGAAGTTATTCGATTGGTGAGCTGAGAGGCAGGGCACGATTGTATCTCCGAATAAGTTCTTCGAGGAGAAGAAGATCGGTGTTCTTGAACCAGATATTGGCTGCTTTACGGAGTTTTAGGATAAGTTCATTATTACTTAATGCAGGCAAACTCTCTTTTATCCCCTGGGAACTAAGGGATTCCATGGTTCTTTCCTTTCAAAGTTTGACTCTAAGAACCTCTCCCTAACTCCAGGACTCTTTGAGCAAATTCCCTGAAATTCACACCCTCCATAATGTGAGCAAGCGGCGTCGTTCATGGGCCAGAACCCTTGCTCGGCACAGCCTTCTGCGTCCCGTAGCCAGACTCTGGTGTTATCCAGCCATTCTTCAAGCTGATCGGGAGTACGATAAGTAAAGCCACGAGTAAAATGGCTAGAGCCAGCAGCAACCTGAATAACATCTATGATGACTCCACGGATTGGGCTTCGCATGATGGTTTGGGAGGCCAAGGTGTAGAGGGACATTTGGTTGTTAGGATCGTATTGGTTGAAGTAGTATGCCCCTGGGGTGGTGGAGGCGGTTTTGTGATCCATTACGTAGAGGTCACCACCGAACTTGACCACTTTATCGAGATGTCCGCAGAGGAGATATGGTTGCGATCTAGGCTCGCCATTAGCATCGGTAAAAAGCCCATTGAATGGTCCTGGGCCATACTCCAACTCAAAAGCGAAGCTCAATTCCACCGCCGGCTTCCCGTTAGCCAAGATGAGCGTCTCCGCTGGGTCTGGGTGATAGTGTTCGAGATACCAAACCACTGCGCGAATGAGATTCGCTTTAGTCTTACGTTCCTCAGATTTGCTTTGGGGTTCGGGCTCCCAATCTTGGATTCTCTCAAGCAAAGCTCGAATCGTGTCATGGACTGCATCGTCATGGCGAACTCCTACAGCTAAGGAGCGGGCGTAGTCTTCGAGGGCGGAGTGAAGCTCTTGGCCCCAGCGAAGATGGATTGAATCATTAGGCTTGCGCCAGCCCTCAAGGATTTTGTATTGGTAGTAGCGAGGACACTTCTTGAAGGCACCAAGGGAGGTCGAGTCCCAAGCAAATTGGATCTTGGTTCTCTCTAAGAACGGACTCCTCTCAGGGCCTTGCGTTGTGACATTAGATACCTGATCTTCCTTTGTTGGTAGGCGATCGAGGATTGAGTTAGCTTGTTGATTCGGGTTGGACAATAGCGAACCTCCTTTTTGGTATGGTCGGGATGGTACCAAGACCTATCCCAGATAGATTGAAGGTCTTTGCAGGCGGCCCTACGGGCGGAGCGGTAGGTTGAGGTGGATCTCATGGGTTCCTCAATGCGTTAAACTATAAACCCCAATCGCTTGACTCGTGTCGATCTGGGCTCGGCACTTGACGTAAGTGTCGGTCCCCGGCTTAGCACCGAAGGACTGGCATTTTCGATCGGCGATTTGGGCGAAGGACTCATGAACGCAACCGGCTAAGAATAGGCAAAGTATTAAGCTGGCTTTCATTATACCCTCCTGGGATTATAGCAACAATAAAAGCTGAGTTGAACCACCAAGTTTTACTGCTTGAGATAACCCTGATCCATCCATGAAAAGGGATATCTTTTTCGAACTGGGTGCCATCAGGGAATTGGAACACATTATCTTGTATGTCTGACGTAATGATTTGCATTATCCCCTCCTCACAAATCCGGGCGTTGTCTTAGCCACTCCGATGTTGAGTGCTTTCATGAGATCGATTCCACCCTCCTTCTTGGGCTTGGCACCAGATTCGAAGTCTTTCTTCGACTTCCTGAGGTAAGCGATTATCTGGTCGATGTCTTGTGGGGTTACCTCTTCTGCGGCTCGGTTTAGGGCTTCAAGAACTGGGTCATTCATGGAAGATCTCCACAACAACCGTTGTATTTGGTGACCTGAATAAGGGGTCCCATTGCAGGATTGCGTCTGCAATGTAAGCCCTCATTTGTTCGCCGGTTATGTCGTCTGGTGTATTGATTATAACTTTAAATTCTTTTCTGCGCATCTAGTCCTCCATCTCCAATGGCCTGTGGCCACCATTCGATTTAATCTCAGGCAGGTTTGCTCCTCTCACAATCCAAACTTCCTCACCTCTAATCGACAGATAGAAACCCATAAGCCTTGCATCGCCCGAGAGCCTTCGAGTTTTATAAAGCTCTTGCTGGAGGGCTATTGGATCATCGGTCTTGACCTTGAGCCCAACGGGCTGATCCAAGGCCGAGGACCAGAGATCAAGGATGGAGGGATTCATTATCTGTAAATATATTTTTCTATAGCCTTGATTCGCTTATATAGGATAGAACACATACCTACAAGGAAGAGAATACAGGTAAATGTTAAGAAGAATGATACGATCAAGAATGATACGCTCAAGTATGTCATCATCCTCTCCTCTTGGTTAGAGTTTGATCAAAGATATCCTCCAGAGCGCTCTCCTCTTCAATTCGAGGCCCAGGAATCTCCTCAATATCCATCTCCTCCACAACTCCTTTCTCCAACTTGAGGACCCATTTCCCCCGATCTGGATCAAACCTCGGCTCTCTGACCACTATTTGAGCGTAGATGGTTTGAGCATAGAGCGGATCATCGGGTTGGTAGATCAGTTGGTTGTTGTGGCGATCGTAGGCTCGGGCTTTGTGTAGCCGTACCCGAAAGTTCATCGCAGCGCCATGGTCATCGAATAGGCGCTGGATTCCTCGCGTGGATTCGATCGCTCGGTCCAGGAGTTCGTAGCAATCGATGAAGGCTTGGCGAGAGACTGGGGTGGGCAAGGGATTAGCTCCTTAATTTTCTAATAGCCTACGCTATCAGGTTTCCTGCTGTGTACTAGGATCGATTTCTAACAAATCATAATCTGAAGATTCAGACCAGCCGCAACTAGGACAATACCAATAACCATACATAGTTTCCACACCAATGTCTACACTGTCTCGCTGGCATTCTGTAAATCCACATAGTGGGCAGGTTCCTTTATCCACTAGATAAATCCTTTCTCTTGCGCAAGCCATTCGGGCATTGCGAAGGTTCCGTCGCCATTGTTTTCGACGAACCTTTTTGGAACCCACTCGGTCTTATCTCCATCATGTAGGCGTAAGGCTTTTTCGGTTTCGCCCCGAACCTGGGCGGCGATATCAACGACTCGATCTGACACCGATTCTCTCCACCTTTGAGTTGAAGGTTTATTCATCAGGAAGTTGGTGCTCGCTAACAAGGCGAACATCGTCGATAAAGTTTGTGATAGCCCAATCAACAAATTCTCGCCCGCCATATTCATTGGGCCAATACTTGAATCCAGATAGACCAATTGAAGCGATCATGGCCCTGCGCTTGTGCTTTGGGGAATAGAGAAAGTAATCGGTGCTCACTCGACTATCTCCTTTGTTTTTGTATCCACGACCTGAAACCAATCACTTAGTGGGTTACCTTTGGCATAGGGCGGCTTAACCTAGTTGGCTTGTATCTCTGCCTGAGGAAAGTGCTCGCGCCACTGCTGTTTGAGCCAGCTGTCGTCCTTGAAGATCAAGTAATAGCCACCGCCGTCATTTGTGACCACGTGCTTTAGCAAGTGAGCGCAGCCGATCTTGTTGATCGAATAGACGGCGGTCGCCATGTTTGGCGACCGTATCGCAATGATGTGCCGGTCCTCGTGTGCAGGCCAAGTAACTAGACCGGAGATGGAACGCACGATTTCTCCACCCTTGGATTGAAGGTTTGTGGGGCAACGCCAAGATTGGTGATTGCGGATTGGTGTTCTTCTAGCTCTTGCTCCGCTAGGTCATTGAGCAATAGCTTAATTGCCCAACCGGTGGAGCAATGCAAAGCATTCTGGATATCGACCAAAGCTTGCGCAATGTCCAAGGGATTCCATTTCACATTGCACGTCTTGAGGAACTCTCTAACCTCTTTTGGAAGGGTATCGTAGTAGTACATGATCCCTTCAAGGGAGACCTCAACTGAGCCAAAGGCAGAGCGGGCGTTGGTCATTGATTCTTCCACTGAATAGCTTTGCTATCGATCTCGAAATAGCACTCTCTAGCCCTGGTCTGGATCACATAACGCAGGTTCAGCTCTTGTTCGGATTCTCGAATCAGCCAAGGATCGAGATGATAAACCGTGTTCCACTCCAATCCCTTGGCCTTGTGCCCAGTGATCAGGGTGATAGTGCCCTCTTGAGCAAAAAGATACTCCGCATAAGCAATCGCTTGGCCCAAGTTGGCGGAGTGGGAGGCGAATAGGCGCATACATTCAGCCAGGTCTTTCGCGGAAGACGAATACTCGGCTTTCCTGGCTTCCCAATCTGCGATTTGCCCGAGAACTGCGGATCGTGATATCCCTTCATCGCCAAATCGGCGTAGAATCCCGACCAATTTTGGTCCAATATCTGATCCTGCCACTCGCACAGACCTTCCGCAAGCGAGCAAATTGAGAGCGCATCCGAAAAGGGGTGCGTTGTTACGAGAGATGATAGCTGCGCCATCGACAATGGAAGCTGGCTCCAGTTTGTCGAGTCTTTCAACCCTTCCTCCCTTGGTTTGCCAGCGGAAATCTGGTACTCGCCAGTGGACGGATTTAACGATCTCGGATTGGCAACGGAAGGAGATAGATAAAGTTCGCTGTAGACAATCAAATGCCAGAGCTTGTGCTTGCATCCCACCGATCTTAGCACCACGAAATCCATATATTGATTGATAAGGGTCTCCGACACTGATTAGCCTCGAATGCTTGCAGAGCTTCTCGATCATTGCATGATTAGTCGGCGAAAGGTCTTGGGCCTCATCCACCATTACTACTGGGAACCTTGGGAATGTTCCGCCAAACAAGGCCGGTAGGTAGATTTGATCGTTGAAGTCGAGGTTGCCTTCGTAGCCAGTCTTTATCGACCAAATAAGTATCTGATCAACAACAGTCTGTAGCATTGGGCTAAGACGGTCTTCGAGTGTGTTGAAGAATTCGCCATTGCATAACCGTCTAGCAGAAGTGAAGGCCATCTTAGGCACATAGCCCACCGACTTCGCCAAACCAACCGCCGAAGTGATCTCAAAATAGTTCTCCCAAAGGTTATTTTGGTCATTCTTTGAATAGGCTTTCGCCACTTCCTTGAACAAGTTAGAGGTTTTCTTAGTGTCAAGCGTCACCCGTTTGGGAATTGTCTTTGACCAGATTCGGTGACCTAAGGAGTTGAAGGTTCGGCAATCAGTTGTGTCAGGAAATCGCTTTGCCATCTCCTCGGCGATTCGTTTATTAAATGCGAGGCATAGCTTGGGTTTGGTTGAGCAGGCCCTGGCGAGGAGCTCTAAGGTTGAGGTTTTGCCTGTTCCGGCGTAGGCTATGATTTGGAGGTTTGAGGTGGAGTTGGCGAGGGAAAGGATTTCGCATTGCTCATCGGTTGGAGTCATCTAGTTCAACCTCTATCTTATGTTTGCTGGGAGGAATCGTTTCATCATTGGAAACCTTTTTGGGCGAACTTGGTCACATTAATCGCGGTCTTCTTCAGCATCTCGGAGGTCGCGAGCCAGCCCTGGGAGTTTAGCTTTTCATTGTTAAGCCCTGAGAGATGGGAAAGGACCGCTGCACATTCTTGGGCCTCGCGAAGATTGTGGATCATCTTGGCGAAAGTCTCTCCGCGAGTGACTTGGCCACCGATTGTCTCGTACTTCATAGTCTCTTCCCTTTCTCCGTTGGAATGCAAACCAAGCTCTCCCCGTACTGGGAGTCGCACTCACCACGGATCGTCGCGAATCTTTGGTCGTCTTGAACGATCTCTTGCGGAGAGACTCGGCGAATGTAAGGGTAGGCGGAAATGGTTTG